TAGGTTTGCGTCGAAAATCTACGGTCGGGTCATCACGAAGGAAGACAAGCGCGAACGTTTCTTGGGGAAAGTTTGCCTTGCCGAAGGTACTGTGGTATTATGTAGGTGCGGGTGGAAGCCTATAGAAACCATAACTTCGGAGGACGAACTATGGGACGGCGATTGTTGGGTGCGGCACCAGGGGTTGCTGAACAACGGCATCGCGCAAACATTGAATCTGTGCGGGCTTTGGTTGACTCCAGATCACCAGATGTGGTCAGGGGAGAAGTGGATTACAGCGCAGTCTGCGGCAGCAGACGAAAATTCCCTCTCCCGCGTATTGGCCACAGGAGCGGAAAACTTACCGTCACAGGGTACATCTTGGGAGTGCGTCGTGGGGTCGTTGCTATCCTCGTTAGGTGCGATTGCCAAAACGCTGAGTACCGAGTTGACAACAACAACTTCAGGCACTTCAAAAGCACCAGATGTAATTTATGCGCGAAACTCGCAGCGCACGAAAAACGTTTTTGGGTCTACGCGGAAGCCATGCCAGACGACGAGCACAGAAGGAGGCTTCTTAACAGGCTGTCTGCGGCGATTACTCGGTGCCACAACCCGCAGTCTAAGCCTAAATACTGGCTTCACTACGGATACAGAGGAATCTCCGTTTATGAGACGTGGAGGAAAGACCGAATGGCGTTTCTCAAGTACGTTCAAACGCTTCCTGGGTGGGATGTTCCCGAGTTGGAAATGGACCGGATCGACACCAACGGAAACTACGAACCGGGAAACATTAGATTCGCCACGAAACACGAAAATCTGTGCAACAAACGAAGGATCGCAGACGCGGAAGAAACTATCTCAAGTCTACGACATCGCCTGCGCCGGTCCGAAGAACAGGTTCACCGTCTTATCGCAGAGAGGACCATTAATCGTTCATAACTGTATTCTCGGCCTTGGCTACTCGCTTGGCTGGCGCAAGCTCGCGACGATCCTCGCCACAGGGCCGATGGGGCAGGCACCGATCTTGTTCACGGCGGAAGACCTTGAAACGATGGACGGCAGGATGGAGAAACTGGACACGAAGGGGATCACCACGAAACTGACCGGGCGGGATCTTGCCGTTCACTGCTCGGCGGCGAAGCATCTGGTGGACACGTATCGAAATTCGTATGATCGGATTCCGAATTACTGGCAGACGTGCGAGAGAATTTTGAGCGCAATGCACCGAGGAGTGGCCCATCAGTTCGGGTGCATCTCCACGGAGAAAGACCGCGTTCTGATGCCCAACGGTCTGTATCTCCAGTACAAGGACCTGCGGAAAGACGAGGAAGGTTCCTGGCGGTACACCGGCAAGCGCGGGGAGAAACAGTACATCTACGGCGGGAAGTTGGCGGAAAATTGTTTGGCCAAAGGGACAATGGTTGTGGTATACTCAGGTATAAAGCCGATCGAGGCGGTTACGGTAGACGACCTCATGTGGGACGGCGTGGAGTGGGTTCGCCACGGCGGAGTTTCTCACAACGGCGTACAGGAGGTCGGAGAATGGCAGGGAATCCGTCTCACAGGAAACCACTTGATTCTCGTTGGGAACTCGTGGAGGTCAGCGACAGTTATGGACGACTCTGTGTCCTTGCTCGCCCTCGGATTGGGGCGGTCTTTGGCTCCGGCGTGGTTAAACAGGTTGACCCTTGCGGGAAACGGGGGCGTGCCTACTTTCTCTGTTCCTGTGGGCGAGCGTACAAAACGGAGTATAGGAATCTCAGGAGAAAAAACGCCCCCGTTAGTTGCCCACGGTGTTCTTGGGAGCGGATCGGGAAACAGCGCAGAAAGATTGACAACCCAATTCCGTTTGGGCCGCTCCGCTCTTTGTGGTCGCATCGGTATACGGGCATGGTTTCGAGATGCTATGACCCGAACCACAAGGCGTATCCAAACTACGGTGGAAGAGGTGTCCGCATCTGCCAAGAGTGGGTTGGCGACCGCAATAAATTCTTTTGCTATGTTATGTCCCTCCCTGATTGGGACAAACTTGGATTGGACATGGATCGGATCGACAACGAGGGCCACTACGAACCAGGGAACATCCGACTGTGTTCGCGCAGAGCAAACACAGAAAACCGCAGAAATACGCTCGTTGTTCAGTACGGCGGAATCCCCTACACATACCGAGCGTTCCGTGAAAAGTATTGCCCCACATGGTCTCCCAACGCCGCTTTTTGGCATCTCGAACGAGGAAAAACCCCGGAGTGGATCGTGGATTTCTACTGGGAAACCCGAGGAAGTGTTCGACATCCTGAACTGCGGGCCACGTAACCGGTTCATGGTCGTGACTGAGAATGGACCGGTCATCGTTCATAACTGTGTCCAAGCGTTGAGCCGGATCGTTTTAACCGACGCCATGCTTGCAGTAGGTGCCCGGTGCAAGATCGTGCTAACGGTCCACGATGAGGTCGTCGTCTGCGTTCGGGAAGAAGAGGCGGGGTCAGCCGCAGATGTCATCGAGGCGGTGATGTCCGTCGCTCCTGCCTGGTGCAAAGACCTGCCGGTCGCTTGTGAGACTTCAGTCGCAAGATCGTACGGGGAGGCGAAGTGAGAGTCCTCGTGGCTTGCGAATTCAGCGGTATCGTGCGGGATGCTTTTCTTGATACAGGACACGACGCCTGGTCCTGCGACATTCTGCCATCCGAGGCGTATGGGGAGCGGCACCTTGAGGGCGACGTTCGGGATTACATCGAAGGGCGCGGCTGGCAACTGATGATCGCGCACCCGCCCTGTACTTACCTTGCCGTCAGCGGAGCGCGTTGGTTCAAGGACCGGCAAAAGGAACAGGTTGCTGCGTTGAATTTCGTGCGCTTCTTTCTCGACGCCCCGATCCCCCGCATTGCCCTGGAGAACCCGATCTCCATCATCAGCACGCGGATCAGGAAGCCTGACCAGATCATCCAACCGTGGATGTTCGGCCATCCAGAGACGAAAGCGACGTGCTTATGGCTGAAAAACCTACCGAAACTCGTACCGACGAATATCGTGGAGGGCCGCGATAACCGCGTTCACCGGGAACCGCCTGGGCCGGATCGTTGGAAGAACAGGTCGCGTACGATGCAGGGGGTAGCCGACGCGATGGCGACTCAATGGGGAGGGCTTCTTTGAAAACGCTCATCCGACTCAAGCAGAATATGGCCGCAATTTTATTCACCGACAAGGGGTGCCAGCTCGTCTACCCCGAGGGGACGAATACCGATCTGCAACACGTAACTCTGGCCGCGTCCGTGACGATGGCAATCCAGTACGAGGTTTTTGTGCAGTCGATGTTCGCGTTCCTGAAGGACGTGACGACGGAAGAGAAAGGAGTAACGCATTGATGGAAGCGGGCCGTGAGATGGATGCGCTGGTAGCGGAGAAGGTCATGGGGTGTAGTGTTATGCGAGAGAACTACCACCGAACCCTCGGTGACGGCGGAAAATGGGAGTGGCTTAGATGCGGCTGTGTAGACGGGCCGCACAATTACCGTGACGACTCTCCCCAAGATGGAATGCTTGTATATTACTCCACCTCCATCTCCGCCGCGTGGGAGGTCGTGGAGAAGATGGGAGCTTTGGGATGGAAATTTGGGATGGTTCAGGACGGCACCTTATGGGATGTAAACACCTACAATCCGGATGTTCGTCCAAGTTGCGCGTTTTGTGGGCACACGCCGAGCGGGGCAATCAACGCTTCAGCCCCTACCGTCCCTCTCGCCATCTGCCGCGCCGCGCTGAAGGCGGTGGAAAAGTGATCCATCTAAACGCCCGAGGCAAGCCCTTCTCCTGGTCCTACAGCGCCCTAAGTGAATTTGAATCTTGCCCCGCTCGGTACGCCGCGAAGCGTTTTTACTGCACCACAGTGGAAGCTGAAACAGAGCAACAGATATGGGGAATTCGGGTCCACAAGGCGTTCGAAGAACGTGTTCGCGACGGCAAGCCGTTCCCTGAGGACTTTCCGCCGACCTACGAACCATGGGCGAAGGTTCTAAGCCAACTGCCCGGGGAGAAACAGTTCGAACGCCAGTTCGCGGTGCTTAAAAATCATTTCCCCTGTTCTTGGACCGAAGGGGTTGGCCGGGGGGTCGTTGACTTGCTCGTCACCGACGGGGACGTTGCTACGATCATCGACTACAAGACCGGCAAGAAAAAGGACGACCAGACGCAGTTGGAACTGTTCGCGTGGTTCGTGGTGAACGAATACGATCACATCAAGACGTTCAAGTACCGGTACATCTGGTTGAAAGACAACACAACGACCGGGGGCGAGTTGAAGTATCTGGATGCCAAGTTCGTGATGAACCGAATGATCATCCGTATCGAAACGATGGAGCGGGCGTGGAACGCGGGAGAGTTCCCCTGTTTCCCATCCGGTCTGTGCAACGGCTGGTGCCCTGTGGACGAATGTATCCACTGGAGGGCGAGAAAGGAGTGGAGATGAAGACCGGTCCCGAAAATAAGATCAAGAAGAAAGTGAAGGATCTCTTGAACAGTCACGGGATCTTTAATTTCCCCGTTGCCGCTTCGCCTTACGGGGTAGGCGGTGTGTCTGATCGGTTAGCTGTTCTTCCAAATGGGAAGTTCATGGCAATTGAAGTGAAAGCACCGGGCAAGGTCGCCACACCGCTGCAAGAAGAATTCTTGAAGAAGGTCGGAAAGAACAACGGATATGGTTTTGTTGTAGACGGCGAAGAGGCGTTGAAGGCGCTGGACTACTTCCTGACGAGGAAGGTTTACTACTGATGCTGTGCATAATCAAGAACGAAGACTGCCTTGCGACAATGGCGAAGTTGCCGGAAGGGTGCGTCGATCTCACAGTCACGTCTCCGCCATACGACGATCTTCGAACGTACAAAGGATACACGTTCGATTTCGAGTCTGTGGCGAAAGCCCTGTACCGAGTGACGAAGCCCGGAGGTGTCGTCGTGTGGGTCGTGGGGGACGCTACGATCAAGGGGAGCGAGACAGGTACGTCGTTCCGACAAGCTCTCTATTTCAAAGAAGTCGGGTTTAATATCCACGACACAATGATCTATCTAAAACCGGGGTTCTCCGCTGTGGGTGCGTTGGCCGTTCGGTACGCTCCTGTGTTCGAGTTCATGTTCGTATTTACCAAAGGGAAGATGAAGACGTTCAACCCGCTGAAGGATCGGATCTGCAAACACAAAGACTCTGTTCTTTCTGGTACGATCCGAAACCCTGACGGAACAACCAAGCGCATGTCGGGCGAAGGAAAGGTCTACGCAAAAGATGGCCTCGGTCATCGGTACAATGTGTGGGAAATCAATCCTCAGACGGTAGATGGGCATCCCGCACCGTTCCCCGAAAGCCTTGCCAATGACCACATTGTCTCGTGGAGCAACGAAGGAGATTTGGTCTACGATCCGTTCTTGGGAAGCGGCACGACCGGACTGATGGCGGTTCTAAATAAAAGACGATTCATTGGGTCTGAGATCTCCGCTGAGTATTGCGCTTTGGCGCAGAAACGGATTGCCGATGCTTCCTGAATTAAAAGTCCTGAAAGGCCATATCATCCTGCCTCTGGTCGATCCTGAAGCCTTCAGGAAGGTCTTCCCCACGGTCAAGACCGCCAAGGTCAATGGCTCCTACGTCGCGGCTCTGCCGCATGACGTCGCAACGATGAGGCTGTTGCGTAACAGAGGATACAATGTACCCTCCTTGCTCTCCTCCTACAATTGGCCGGGGAAGTTCACGCCCTACTGCCACCAGCGCAGCATGGCCGACTTTTTCGTGGTAAATCCAAGGGCGTACAACTTATCGGGAATGGGTACTGGTAAGACCGCGAGCGCATTGTGGGCCACCGACTACCTCATGCGACAAGGCGAAGTGAAGAAGACCTTGATCGTCGCTCCGCTCTCGACCCTCGACCGGGTGTGGGCGCAAGAACTCTTCCACGTCCTGCCGCACAGGAGGTTCCATATTCTGCATGGTTCAAGAGCGAAGCGGATGGAACTGTTGAGCGATCTAAAGTGCGAGTTTTACATCATCAACCATGATGGTGTCGAAATCATTGCCGACGCCTTGGCGAAAAGACCAGATATCAATCACGTCATTTACGACGAACTCGCCGCAGCGAGAAACGCAAGAACGCACAGGGCACGGACCATGTTCGCCATTCTTAACCGGCAGAACATCCCCCGCTCCGCATGGGGCCTCACAGGAACGCCGACGCCAACCGCTCCGACCGACTGCTTCGGGCAGATCCGGCTCCTCACGCCGGAGAGATACACGAAAGGTTTCCGTACGATCCAGAATGAACTGATGACACAAGTTAGTCAATTCAAGTGGGTTCCCAAGCACGGCTCTGCCGAGCGCGTATACGAACTGATGCAGCCTTCTATTCGATTCGCTCTTGAAGATTGTATCGACCTGCCGCCGACGATCTACCAGGAGCGGGAATGTGAACTCACGCCGCAGCAGCAGAAACACTACAAGGAGATGGAACGACAGTGTTTCACCGAGGTAGACGGTCAGTCTGTGAGTGCGGTCAACGCCGGAGTCCTGCTTGGAAAACTGGTTCAGGCCAGCCTTGGCTTTTTCTATTCCGGCACCGGAGCCGCCGTGGACATGGACTTCAGCCCCCGGCTGAAAGTCTTGAAGGAGGTGATCGAGGAATGCGACGAGAAGGTGATCGTCTTTGTGCCGTACACGGGTGCGCTGAACCGTTTCTACGACGAGTTGAAGAACCACTGGTCAGTCGAAATAGTCGACGGAGGCGTCCCTGCCGGGAAGAGAAACAGAATCTTCAAAGACTTCCAAGAGGGAGTTAACCCGCGAGTGATCCTCGCCCATCCCGGTACGATGGCGCATGGACTGACCCTCACGGCGGCGACGACGATCGTCTGGGCCGCGCCTGTGACCTCGACGGAGACGTTCCTGCAAGCGAATGCTCGCATCTCGCGCCCGGGACAGACCAAGACGGCGCACATCGTCATGCTTCATGGGAGTAAAGTTGAACGGCGTTTGTACCAGACGTTGAAGGACAGGCGAAAACTGCAAGAACTTGTCTTAGAGCTGGCGAAGGAGGGACGGAGATGAGTTGCAGTCATTTACCGGGGGTGGTTTGCTCTGAATGCCGATATGGGTACGCCGCAGGAGCGGAGGGGACAGAGGGGCCGTTACCTTCCACGGTTATTTATGCGGTCCCTTGCCCGCATTGCGCCGAGAAAGAGAGGGTCATTGAACGCCAGTCCGCGAGATTGCTCGTCATGGATATGCGGTTGATTGACCAACAAGCCGAAATTGATCGACTCGAAGAAATCATTAGAAACACCGAAGACCCTTGACACCGAAACACGGATGTAGTACCGTGGACATACGCTGAACGAGGAGGGGGGATAGACCTACCATGAACGTAGACGACCTGACCGCCAAGTACATCGAACTGCGGGACCGGAAGGCAAAGATCAAGAAGGAAGCAGAAGATGCTGAAGCGGCCTTGAGCGTCCTTCAAGACGCGATCGGGGACAAGATCCGTGAGATTATGCACGCAAACGGTGTGACGAGCGTCAAGACTGCGCACGGTACTGCTTACATCGCCTACAGGGAATCGGCAACGGTCGCGGACTGGGACGTGCTGCTCGGGTTCATAAAAAAATCAGAGGCTTGGGACTTGCTCGAAAGGAGGGTAAGTAAGTCCGCCGTAAAAGACCGCATGGAGGAGGACCGGAACGGGGTGTACACACACGAACCCCCACCGGGAGTGAACTTCGTTCGCATCGAAGGTGTGAACGTCAGACGTAAATAACTAAGGGGGGCACTACATGAGCACCGATCTGGTACAGATTCCGAAAGACATTCCGAGTTTCGCACTCGCCATCAACGAAGCGAAGACGCTGAACGCTGATGCGCTACAGGGCATCTCCACCGGCTTCCCGCCGTCCATCAGGATCAAGCGGAATGGTTTTCGCATTGTGGACGGCAACGGGGACGAGATCAACTTGAAGCCAAACGACTTAGCCGGGGGGGAGTATCTGGACATCGTAATCCTCGCCGCCAAGCCGGGGTTGAACAAGGTATACTACGAAGCGGCGTATGACCCGAACCAGGTGGAGCCTTCCGCCCCGGACTGCTTCTCCCTGGACGGCATCACGCCCGATAAGTCCGTCAACAAGCCCGTCAACCCGACTTGTGGCACCTGCCCGATGAACGCTTTTGGCTCCGGTCGCAACGCGGCGGGGCAGCCCACCAAGGGCAAGGCGTGCGCGGACAGCAAAATCCTCGCCGTGTTCCGCAAGGGATCGGTCTATTCGTTCAAGATCCCGCCTGCGAGTTTGAAGAACTTCGGCCTGTATGTCAAGAACCTGACCAACCGAGGCGTTCCGCTCGGTAACGTCATCACCTACGTCGGCTTTGACGAAGATGCAGACTACTCCGTGTTACAGTTCCGGGTCGGAGCCTTCATCCCGGAATCGGCAAAAGAGGCATTACTTGCCGTCAGCAAGTCGCAGGAGGTCGCGGACATCGTGAAGCCGCTGGAGTACCGAGCGTTGCCGCCGCCTCAGACGGACGCGGTAGTGGACGCCAAGGCAGCGGCAGTACCGCAGGCGACGGCGGCTCAGACCCTCGCCGCACCTGAGAAGGCGGCTGAACCCGTTCCGTCTCGCAAGCGTGGGCGTCCTGCGGCAACCGAGCAGGCGGCTCCTGCGGCCTCTGCCGCTGTCATGTCGGACGACGAGATCACGAAGGCACTCGGGCTGTAACGAATTGGCGGCGCAGTCTCGGCAACTGCTATGGGCACGGTGCAAGGAGCGGGAGAAAGCCGAGCAACCCCCTCCCCAAGAAACCTCCGTGGCCCCACCATCTTCCGTGCCAGGTCGATGATAAAGGTGGGGGCCGCCAATACTTTTCTTATAGGAGCCTTACCCATGTGCAATGAGCCGTCCAACATTCATAAGTTAGAAGCCGTCCGCGTGAAACGAGGGCTGACGATCGTCGCGTTTACGAATCGGCTACCGATCCAGAGGTCCACGTACTACGGATGGCTCACAGGGAGGAGACGGCCCGATCCTTACAGGATGAAGGCTTGTCTGAAAATCGCCGGAAAGATGAAGTAAGCCCGCATGTTCGGGCAAATGCTTCCTCACGAGGGGTGGATTTGTGCCGCCAAAAAGCGGGACAAAGGTTTTCAGCACGTCTGGTTTACGGAGGTAGAAGATGCGGAAGTCTACGCTTTACAGGAGGACAAGAAGGGCCACGAAATTTACCTCGCGCAGTCGACGTTCAAGACGAAGGAGAATCGCCGTCAGGAAAATGTACAGGCAGTTCGATCTTTTTGGCTTGACATTGATTGCGGTGTCGGGAAACCCTACGACACTCGAGGCGACGGCGCAGCCGCCCTTAGATCCTTCTGTCTACAAACAGGCTTGCCTCTCCCTTCGGTCGTTTCGTCCGGCAACGGTCTTTACGCCCATTGGATCTTAGACGAAGATATCGACCCGCCCCCCTGGAGGGAAACCGCATGTTTACTAAAGAGTTTGACTACCGCTACAGGGCTGTATGCCGACAACTCGCGCACTTCGGACTCGGCCTCGGTCCTGCGCCCGGTGGGGACGAGAAACAAGAAGCAGGCGGAAGCAAAGCCGGTACGCTTGATCGCAGGAGCGAAAGAAGTCTCGTTCGAAGACTTTCGATCTTTATTGGAGGCGGCAGCTACCAAATTCCAAGTGGCAATTCTTCCTGCACCGGCGTCCCCGTCTTTGAACCAGGAATTTCTACCCGTCTACGACGGTCCCCCAAGCAACGCGGAGCGCATCGCTGAGAAGTGCCCGCAGGTCGCTTATCTCGTACAGAACCAAGCAAAGACCGAGGAGCCTCTTTGGTACGCCCTTGTAGGCCTTGTCCGTCATTGTGAGAACGGCCCTGAATG